GCTTAACGGCGCTTGTTGAAGCAGGAGCAGCTTTTGGTGGTGCTACATTGGGAGGGTTACTTACAAAAAACGGAGGCGCGCTTGCTAAAGTAATTGGAACTGGTGTCGGGGCCGGCGGCGGATATGCTATTGGTGAAAGCATTACTACTAATATTATACAACCAAATAGAACTATTACTACTTCCGATATTATAACATTATATGTTCCTCAATCACCACAGTCTACTTATGAAGCAGATTATCAGGATAGTGAATTAGGACTTGCAGGTGCGATAGGACAAAATGCAAAAAATGGTCTAGGTGATTTATTAAATAGTGATTTAGGAGAATTTGCAACTCGACAATTAGTAAGTGCTGCCGACATAGGAAAAGCAATAGGACTTAATGTTAATATAAGAGGAGCCATTCAAGCTGCCACAAGAAAAATTACAAATCCATTTAAAGAACAACTATTTAAAACTATGAACTTTAGGGAGTTTGGTTTTGAATTTAAATTTGCACCTAAAAATAATTCAGAATTAAATGCAACAACGAATATTATTAATACATTTAAATATCATATGCATCCAGAAAAAACACAAGATGGATTATTTTTAATTTACCCTTCAGAATTTGATATTGAATTTAGATACAAAGGAAAAGCAAATACTTTTGTTAATAGAATATCATCTTGTGCATTAACTAATATGAAAGTAGATTATGGTTCAGGCGGAGTTCTTACAACAATTCGTAATACTGCAGGTGCCCCTTCAGAAATTACAATGGGCTTACAATTTAAAGAACTAGAAATACTTACAAAAGAAAGAATAGAGGACGGTTATTAAAATGTTTTTTGACTCATTTCCAAACTTAGGTTATAAAATAGATGATAAGATTGTTTCAACTAAGGATATTTTTAGGCGAGTATCTCCTCTAAAAACTTTTTTAGACAACGATGCATTTTTAGAACATTATAGAATAAGTGCAGGAGAAAGACCTGAGGACGTGGCATTTGCCCTATATAAGGACCCTACATTACATTGGACTATACTATTAACTAACAATATTATAGACCCTTACAATGAATGGTATTATACACCAGACTCAATTCAAAAATTAGCCACACAAAGATATGGTGCAGGTAACGAACAACAAATACATCATTATTGTGATAATGAAGATAGAGAATATATAGTAGATTGGGATGCTGCCAAATTAGCCAATGGTGATATTATAGCAGTAACTAATATAGAATATGAAGAACAAGAAAACGATAAAAGACAATTAGTAAAAGTTATACAACCACAATATATTGGTGATTTTATTAATGAATTTAAAAGACTGATAATTAAATAATATGAGTGACCAAAGAGCCGGCAACACACGCGTTGATGAGATGTATATCACTACCTATGGTGGTCAGACCTTAGACCTATTTGAGTCCGGGTTTTTTATGGAACTCAAACTCAATGAAAGTATATATTTTAATTGTCTGATGGGGTCTGTATTATTAAATGATGCAGCTAATATATTAGTTGGGGCTCTAATTGCAGGAAAAGATACAATTACATTTAAATTGCGAACACCATCTTTTTCAGATACACCTGCAAACATAATATACAAAAGTTTTTACATTCACTCTGTTACTGATAGAACATTAAATTCTGATAGAGAACAATTTTATCAAATAAACTTTATATCAATGGAAGGGTTAAAAGATAGTGTTGTAGTTCTAAATAATAAATTTAAAGGAACAACAGATGAAATTGCCGGAAAAATATTTCAAGATACTTTATTAACTGATAGAATATTAGGAACAGACGGAGATGCTACAGGCGGAGTTACTCCATTGATAATTGGTGATACTCCTCATAAATCCAAACTAGAATTTATTGCTAACAATTGGTCTCCTTTTAGATGTTTAAATTATATTTGTAAAAATACAATAGGTAATACTTTAGATATGCCTAATACAATGTTTTTTGAATCTAATAAAGGTTACTACTTAACATCTATTACTAATTTAATACAAGCTCAAAAAGAAGCAAGAGTATTATATGATGAATATAACTATATGGTTAATTTAGACGAGCAACCAAATTCTCCTAAAGACCTTAGAACAAAGGGTGAATACAAATATAGTTCTCCTTTTACTAGTATGCGTCAATTGACAGTAGAAAAAATATATTATCCTACATACTTTGACCAACTAAGAAATCAAAGTTCTGGTTACTATGCAAATACAACATTTTCATATGATTGGACAACAAAGGATATTTATGATATTAAATTTGATTATACAGACAATCATAAAGACAGACAATTAAAAAATTTAATACCTCAAACTTTTGAGAATTTTAAACATATAGGAGAAGTTGCTCCCTTTCCTAGTAAGCCATATTCCAATCCACTAAATAATATTAAATATAAAGCTGGGGCTTCAAATTTATTTGGCAACGACTTAGCTTTTGATGTTGGGCAAGTTGCTTCGGTTTCATTTAGAAATACTGGATTAGCAGAACTTGATTCTGTTAAAATTGAAATAACAGTTCCAGGAAAAACTGATATAGAAGTTGGCAGGCTTATAAGATTTAATTTTCCTAATGTAGGAGATAAAACAGCAACACCGGATAGAACGAATGTATATGATAAATTGGTATCTGGCATTTATGTTATTACAGGTATTAATCATATAATGAATAGAGTAGGACATACAATGTTATTAGAATTAAGTAGAGATAGTTTAGGAGCGGATGTATAATGCAATATCCTTCTTTTAATTGGTGGCAAGGTGTTGTTGAAGACAGATTGGACCCTGAAAAAATTGGCCGTGTAAAAGTAAGAATACTTGGACATCACACCGAAGATAAAAATGTGTTGCCTACAGAAGACCTACCGTTTGCACAAGTATTACAGCCAATACAATCGGCAGCTATTTCAGGCATAGGGCATAGTGCAACAGGTATTGTAGAAGGAACTCATGTAGTTGGATTCTTTGCTGATGGAAGCGATGCTCAAATTCCTGTTATATTAGGAACATTAGGTGGATTTCCAATTGCACCTGCAGATGAAAGTAAAGGATTTAATGACCCATCAGGAACATATCCTAGATATGATTTAGAATCAGGACTTAATACAGTTCCAGAGTCAGATATATCTAGACTTGCTAGAGAGGAGATGGCAGAAAAACACAAGTCTTTACTCTTTAAAAGAGGGGCTAAAGTTGAAGACGTTCCAATTGCATTTGCACCAGAACTTCTAATAGGAAAAATATTAGGTGCAAGATATAAGGAATCGACTTGGAATGAACCTGACCCACAAGGAACAAAAGAAACAAAAAGTAAATACCCATATAACCATGTGCATGAAACAGAGTCAGGACACGTCTTTGAAATAGACGACACTCCCGGTGCAGAAAGATTAAATAGACAACATAAAATAGGAACCTTTGAGGAAATACAACCTGACGGAACACGTGTTTCCAAAGTAATGGGCGATGACTATGAGATAGTAGTTAAAAATAAAAATGTTTTTATTAAGGGTAGTGTTAATGTTACAGTTGAAGGCGATGCAACATTTAATGTTAAAGGCGACAAATATGAGGATATTACAGGAAATAGCTTTACGATTGTCAGAGGAGACCGCCATACAAAGATACAAGGTAATGAAGTAATAGAAGTTATGTCTGATATGTCCACTATTGTCGAAGGCTCTAGGGACACACAGATACGTGCCAGAGGAGGAACAGGTGTTCCTAATACAGGCTCAGATACATTAGTTGTTAAAGGTAGAATGCAAACTGATGTAGGTAAGGATTATAAAATTAATACAGTTGAGAAATTCTCAGTATCGGCAATTACGGGTATTAAACTTTTAAGTTCGTTAGGAACATTTAGTGTTTATTCATTACGAGATTTAAACTTTGGAACAAGCACATTATCAGATATTAGTTTCTCATCTGGAGGATTTAATATAGGGGCTTCATTAAATATGAATGTTGATGTTGGTTTAGTTAAAACTGAAACAGTTCTTGGCTCCAGCATTTACGTTGTTCCGTCAACAACATGGACGGGTATTATTAATCATATAGGTGCAAATAACCAAACAGGCAACCATACAGTATTAGGAACAGTTTCTGGAACTGTAGTTTCACAAGGAACAACAATATTAGGAACACACGTTCATGCTATTACTAGTGGTTCATCTGCAGGCACAACGGCGCCACCAACATAAGGAGTATAAATGAGTTGCGGACCAGCACAGGGCTTAATAGATTTAGCCGACAATATTGATAGCACATTACAGTATGCTGACGATGCCTTGGCAGCGTTAGATAAAAAGATTGCTTCTATTCCAGGTTTTGTTGAGGCACAATTAACAGCAGGTATTGATGCTCAAATTCAGTTAGCAAAAGAAATGCTAGAAGACCCATTGGCTTCAATTAAAAATAGAATACCTGGGTTGCCAGAAGACTTTGAAAAAATGTTGGATACGGCAAAAGGAATTGCCGGAACAGCTTTATACTTAAATGGATTAAAAGAAAAATATAAAGATGTAGATGTTGATATAGATAATATTGCTGGCTTATTAAGAGATGTAGGTAACGATTTAAATTTACTTTGTCAACTTGTTCCTAATATGCAAAACATAGACGGGGAAGTTGTTAGATTAGGGCAACCATTATCATTTCCTACACCAACTGAAACAATGAAGTCTCTTTTAAAGGAAGGAAAGTTTCCTGATATAACAACTCAATTTAAAGATGCTATTAAAGATGGAACACTTGTCTTTGTTCCAAATCAAAGTGGAAGTGGTATTTCATTTAGAGAAGAGCCAGGCGACCCATTTAGATTGAATGGTAGTAGAAGAAATATAAAACAAGGAATACAAAGTATTGCTGATAGAATTAGAAGTTTAAAAAATCAAGCAGAAAGTATAGGAGATGAATTACTAACAGCAAGTTTAGACCAAGCAACAGTTTCTATATTAGGAGATGTTGATACTGATGATAGTATTGTAGAAATATTAACAGGCGGAGGAGATACTTAATTTTTAAGTATAAATAATACATGGCTCACAAACAACCAACAAGGCTTTATTCCGATTTAGACTTATCGTTTAATATCAATCCTATCACAGGTGATATTGGTAAAAAGGTTGATGTTAATTCTGTTAGACAAGCAATGGAGATATTGCTAAAAACAAAATATAGGGAAAAACCATTTACACCAAGATTCGGTTCCCCCATATATTCAATGATGTTTGAGCCAATGGACTTCAATACAGCAAAGGCATTAGAAGGATTAATTGAAGACGCCTTTTTAAATTGGGAACCTAGAGTAGAAGTAAGTGAAGTGGCTTGTAGTCCAAATTTTGATGATAATGAATATGATATTTTTATTTACTTTTATGTAAAAGGTATTAGGGAACAACAAGTATTTAGAACAACATTAACAAGATTAAGGTAACAAGACATGGCAGTTAAAAATGTAACAGAATTAGATTACGACCAAATTAGAAGTAATTTAAAAACTTTTATGGCATCGCAAAGTGAGTTTGCGGATTATGACTTTGATGCATCGGGTCTATCTGTAATTTTAGATTTACTCGCATATAACACCCACTATAACGCAATATTAGCACATATGACAGCTAATGAGGCTTTCTTAGATTCCGCTATTAAAAGAAGCTCTATTGCATCCATTGCTAAAACAATGGGGTATACAGCTAGGTCAGCAAGATCGGCACGGGCTACAGTTACATTAGAAATTGAACCCGACTCAAGTTATTCATTACCAACTTTAACTTTAACAAAAGATAAAACATTTACTACTTCATTAAATGGAAAAACCTACACCTTCTATCCGGCTAAAGATTATACAGTAAATAAAACAGTTAATGGTGGTGGCAGAGAATGTTTCTTATTTGAGAATATAGAAATAATTGAGGGTAAATTATTAAGAACATCACAGATAATTGAAACAGGGTTTGAACAAGGACCTGTTTTATTAAATAACCCTAACGTGGATTCGACTACAATTTTAGTTACAGTTCAGGAATCCGCTACAAATACAGATACAAACAAATATACACTTAGCAATAGTATTAATAGTGTAACCGGCACAACTAAAGCATTCTTTGTTGAGGAGTCTGTAGGTGGATTATATGAAATAAGATTTGGAGACGGTGTTATAGGTAATAAACTTGAAGCAGGAAACATTGCTATTGTAGACTATATTTCAACTAATCACGAAGCAGGCAATGGTGCAAAAAGTTTTACGGCTCCTTCCTTAGTTACAGGTTCAGGCGAAACAAAAACATTAACGGTAGTTACAAAATCAGCCGGCGGTGCTAGACAGGAGAGCGTAGATAGTATTCGTTTTAATGCACCTAGATTTAATGCCTCAAAAAATAGAGCAGTTACAGGAAATGATTATTCATCATTAATATTACAAGCTAATCCTAACGTTAAATCTGTAACCGTATGGGGCGGTGAAATTAATGACCCACCTATTTACGGAAAAGTTTTTGTTTCATTACAACCTAAAGATGGATTGGTCATAACACAAGACGATAAAGATGTTTTATTAAGAGATACAATTTCTCCTAAACAACCAATATCATTAACTACAGAATTTATTGACCCAGAATACACTTATATAGGTATGAAGGTTAAAGCACAATACGATAAAAAATTAAGTAAATTAACACCCGGAGAAATTTCAAGTTTAATTTCAACCGAGATTACTAATTATTTTAATGAAGAACTTAATACATTGGATGCTAATTTTTATTACTCCAAATTGACCACACGAATTGTTGGATTATCAAGAGCCCTATTAAGTGCTAACTTAGAACTTAGATTACAAAAAAGAACATCGCCTGTTTTAAACGCTTCAGCAAAATATATTTTAGACTTTAATAATAAAATAAATGGATATTCAATTAACAGTAATTACTTTAATGTAAAAATAAACGGCGCTACAAGTAAAGTCTTTATATCAGACATTCCTAATACAGGAGTTGTTTCACCCGATTGGAATGGCACAGGAACATTAGTCTTAAAAACAGCAACACAAAAAGTTATAATTAATTCTAATGTAGGAACAGTAGACTATACAACAGGTAAAGTAACATTAAATGATTTATTCATTACAGAAATTACTGGTCAATTAACAGATTTAAGAGTTACATCTATACCACATGAAAGTTCAAAAGATATTAAAACAGAAACTTTAACAAGAAAATCTGAGATTTCAACAGGTCCTGTAACAGCACTTCCTGCTAAAAATACAATTTTGGTAAAAGATGATAGTGTATTGGATGCACCTAATAATGTTCTTGCAGGAATAGATATAACGGCTTATGATTTAACATTGGATAGTTAATATGGCAGAAGGGCAAAGTTTTGTTCGTTTTATAAAACGAATTAATATTACGAATCCGGGGAACGGTTATAGTTCTTCCGACGCCCCTACCTTATTTATTGGTGCCCCTACAACAACTATTATAGGAGCAGACACAAGACAGGCTACAGCAACAGTAGCAATTGCAAGTAATATAGTTGACTCAGTTACAATAACAGATGAGGGTTTAGGGTATCTAACAGCACCTCAGGTATATTTAATTGGCTCTTTATCAGCTTTTACACATACTACAGCAGCCGACACAAACAGGGGTGCAGGAACATTTACGGGTGTAGGGTCTACATCTAGCGGAAGAGGAACGGGTGCACAATTTACAGTTATTGTAGATGAAAATGGTGCCGTAACTAGTGTTACAATTACTGCCAAAGGTAGTGGTTATGCTGAAGGAGATACCGTAACTATTAGTGATATATCTTTAGGCGGAGATGAAAGAGCAGATGATATTGTTTTAACAGTTACACATATTTCTGCAGGCTCCGGTGCCACCTTTGAAGTTGAATTGGGAGTATATCAAAGATCCCCAGAATACTATCATCAAAACTTTTCATATCTTATTGACCAACAAATACCAGAATTCATTAGAGCTGAATATCCTAACTTTGCTACTTTTATTAATAAGTATTTTACAGGATTAGATTCAAGTGGGAATCCAAATTATGTTTTACAGGAGTTACTTGATTCCTGGAATGTTGACCATTATGATGGTGCCTTTTTAGAATCGTTATTACAACAATATGCTATAGACTTTCCTTTAGATTCATCTGTAAGTGATAGATTACTTATTAAAAGGATAAGAGATTTTTATGAATCCAAAGGTTCCATAGAAGGTGTTAAAACATTTTTTAGATTGGCGTATGGAGAAGAAATAGAAATATTTAAACCATCAGAATATATTTTAAGACCATCAGATGGTATTTATTCTAGAGAAGTTGTAATAAAAGTTTATGCTAATGAAACTTTAGACCCCAAATATAATCCTTTAGATTTTAGAGGAAAAGAAACAGATATAGTTTACTACACATCAGAAGGCTCTATTACAAAAAGAAATAGATTAAAAACATCAGTGTCTAGGTCTAAAAAGATAGCCTATACAAATCCAGAAGCATTTGAATTAGTAATAGATATACCTGCAGAAACTGTTATACCTGGTTATGGTGTAGAGGGAGAAATCTCATGCACAGTAAGTGGTGGTGCTATAAACTCGATTAGTATTGATAATGCAGGACAAGGTTATAGTGCTAATCCTAGAGTTGTTATTTTACCTGATAGTGGTGATACAATTACAACAGTCGCAGATTTACAAGTTAGAATTAATTCAACAACAAATCAAATAGATTCAGTTATTATTAATAACGGTGGTGCAGGTTATACAGTTGCACCTACATTAGCATTAGTAACTGATGATGTAAGAACGTGGATAGGGTTAGAGGATGTTCAAGATGAAAATATAAATCGTAAAGCATTTTTGACTAGAGTTTTAAACAAGGTAGTTAATAAAACAAATACAGGAACATCGGATGGTGGATTTAGAATTGGTGATACATTTCAAGTTCAAGAAACAGGAGACATTTTAGGTGTTTACGCTTTAGATTATTTTGCAGAAGATTATACATTAACAGGTATTAGTAATAATGCCTATATAAGAATTACACAAATAGATAGTAATAGTTATCCTTCATCTTTTGAAGTTATTGCTACAGGAACAGGTTTCCAAAGAGCGTCCTTTGATTTTATACTTACATCAAGCAACAGCGAAACACAAACCATAACTTGTCAGACAGGATTCTCACATACATTCCCGGGCAAGTTTAAAAACATACGAGGGTTTTTATCAGACGCCAACAGATTACAGGATAATGAAATTTATCAACAATTTTCATATCAAATTAAATCATCACTTTCTAAATCACAATGGGGAGAGGCTTTAACAAGAGCAGCACACCCTGCAGGTATGGTTGCATTCTCAGACCTAACTATTGATCATATAATTAATGTAGGTGCTAACTATAATATTATACCGGATTTATTTGTATTTAGAATTTTTGCAGAAATTGAAACTGTATTGGTTCAAGATGCACCAGCTTTACACGTTCATAAACCTGCAATTACAGATAGTTTTGTAATACAAGATGATGAGGCTTTATTAGAACCTAACTTAGGTAAATTTGAAGTTCCAGAAATGTCTGAAAATTACTTCTTTGACGTAGAATTAGTTAAAGTAGATACAACAGATATGTCTGAAAACATTGTTAAAGATTTACATAAACCAACTATTGAGGATTCTGTAACGTTTGGAGAAGTAGTATCAACATTACTATTCTTCTTTAGAACCCCTATAGATTCTGTAGACTTTACAGAAACAGTTTTATTTGCGGTCGAATTACATAAAGCAGATACTTTTGTAGTTGATGATACAACAAGTTTACAGCCTAACTTAATTAAATCTGAAAATACAGATTTGTCAGAGGAACAAACTTTTGATATAACTAAGCCGGGTGTAACAGATAATCCTAACATAAACGATAGTCCTAGTTTAGGCTTTGAAAGAGATGGCATTACAGACAGTGCAGCAACCTCAGAGACAGGGACGGTTGTAAGTCAGGACTATGGAGAAATAGATTATTTTAGAAACGATTATGTCGGAGAAGCTAGAACTATTTCTTAAAACCTTTATAAATAAATAAACATTTTAATTAACCAGGAGAAATAAATGTTCAACAAAGAAACAATGAAAGCAACGGGTAAGGTTAACGTCGCTTTATATGACCAACAAGGTAACCTTAAACAAACACAAACTATCAACAACCTTGTAGTTGATGATGGGTTAGATTATATCGCTTCTAGAATGAAGGATACATCAGAAACAGCGATGTCTCACATGGAAGTAGGAACAGGAACTACATCACCAGTTGCTGGAGATTCCACATTGGAAACAGCAATTGCAGGATCTAGAGTTTCATTAACTTCTACTACAGTTACTTCTAATGCTATAGAATACGTTGGAGACTTTCCAGCAGGAACAGGAACAGGTGCGGTAACAGAAGCCGGCGTGTTTAACGATTCATCTGCAGGAACTCTTTTATGTAGAACAGTATTTTCAGTAGTAAACAAAGGTGCAGACGATACTTTAAAAATTACTTGGACTGTTACTGTATCTGACTCTTAATAACTACCTAACTAGGAGTTATAAATGTCGTTACTATTAAAAAACGAAGCAAGAGTAGAATTTGCTAGGTCTTTTTATAGAGATATCTATAATGAGAACGACTTTTTCTATTTGTTTGCATCTAAAGCTACAGCATGGGCTGATGAAGTTAGTCCAGACTTGCCTATAGACTCTAATTTTTATACAGCAAAATATCGTCATGATATGATGTTTGTAAAAAGAGTGCAGGCAGCTGATGTAGTTTTACTTGCTAGAAAGTTGGAATGGGTTTCAGGAACAGTATATGACCCATATGATGATAATTATTCATCAGACAATCCTGCAAATTCAGGAGCAACCACTTTAGCAGATGCACTCTTTTACGTTTTAACAGATGATAATAACGTATATAAATGTTTAGATAATAATAGTAATGCAACAAGCACAATAAAACCTACATCAACAGGAACAGAACAATTTGAATTAGATGACGGTTATATTTGGAAATTTATGTTTCAAATTGGCTCAGCAGATGCAACCAAATTTGTAACTACAAATTATATGCCTGTTAGAAAAATAGCAGGAACAGGTCAGCCGACATTTGATGTAAATGGAGAATTAGATTCAATAACAGTAACAGCGGGTGGTTCTGGTTACACCTCTGCTCCAACTGTTATTATAGAGGGAGACGGCACAGGAGCAACAGCAACGGCAACATTAACAGGTGATGCCGTAACAAGTATTACAATAGACACCGCCGGAAGAGGTTACTCTTTTGCTCTTATTCAATTTTCAGGCGGAGGTGGCTCCGGGGCTCAAGCAACTGTTCAATTAGGCTCAACAGAAACTCCTTCATTACAACAAGCCGTAGAATCAACAGCAGTTAGCGGAACATTAGATAGAATAGTTGTTCAAACACAAGGACTTGATTATATTACAGGGGATGCAGTAGTTACTATTACAGGTGATGGAACAAATGCAGCTGCCTCACCAATTATTAATAATGCAGGAAGCATAACAGGCGTAACAGTTACAGACCCTGGGCAGAATTATACCTTTGCAGATATTACAATTACACAAACAGTTGGTAATGGAACAGCCTTTACTGGCAGAGCAATTATTTCTCCTTACTCAGGACATGGTGGTAATGCACCAAAAGAACTTTTTGCTAAAAACTTAGGATTAACAGTTTCTTTTATTAGTGATGATAAAGACGTAATTGTAGGAAACGAATATAGACAAATTGGGCTAATTAAAAATATACAAAACTTTGGAGAAACGGCTCTGTATACAACATCAATTGGAACTCCATGTTTTGTTGTTACAGTTTCAACTCCCGATGATTGGAACTTAGATGATGAACTTACAACATCAGATGGTGGTAAGTTTAGAGTAATACAAAAATTAGATTTGGATGATGATGGAACTATAGAAACTGTTTACTTACAGGAAATATTACCCAACATTACAGTAGGTTCTATTTTTGAAAATTTAACAACGGGTTCATCTGGAATCGCTATAAATAGTGTAACGAACCCAGAGATATCAAACCATTCAGGTGAAATAGTTTATATCGACAATAGACGTCCAATTACAAGAGACGAAAAACAAGTAGAGACAATTAAGATAATAATTAACTTTTAGGAAACAACATGGCATTGAATTTAAACACAGGTCCTTATTACGATAATTTTGACCGTAGCAAAAAGTTTAGTAAAATACTATTCAAACCAGGTGTGCCTGTTCAAGCTAGAGAACTTACTCAATTACAATCTATATTAGAACAAGAGCATACAGAACATTTAGACCACATATTTAAGGAAGGAGCACCTATATTAGGAGCCAAAGGATTTATACAAAAATTTCCTTTTATTAAGATTAACGATTTAGATGCGGGTGCAGCCTCAGTTTCAAATGACACTTTAGTTAATTATGTAGGTGATACAGTAACAGGTGGCACAAGTGGAATGGTTGCTAAAATTAAATCTGTCAGAACAGGTTCAGATGGTGACGCCGTAGAAAAGAAAACACTTTATTTAGAATATATAGGTGGTGATTCCACAGGAACAAATTTACATTTTGCAGCTGGTGAAACTTTAACAGTTACATCTACAGATTCCGGAAGAAACGGAAACACTTTTGTTGTAGATAATAATACAAGTGCAGTAAATGTAACAACTAATTATTTTGGTAAAGCATTATTCTTTACTATTGAAGATGGACTTATTTACATTAATGGTAGAATCGTTGTCCACACAAAACAAACAATTAACTTAGAGCCATTTAAATTAAATGCAAGTTATCATATAGGTGTAGAGTTAGATGATAGTATTGTAACCGCAGATGATGACGCCACACTTAATGACCCAGCACAGGGAACATTTAACTATAATGCTCCTGGTGCAGACAGATATAAATTATCAACAACTATTGCTAAATTAGCATTGACTGCAGAACCAGGTGCTGACTTTGTTAGTATGTATACCGTAGAAAACGGAGAGTTCTCAAAAACAGTAGATGCTGATATTGACTTTTATGCAGAGTTAGGTAAATCATTAGCTGCCAGAACTTTTGAAGAATCAGGTAACTATGTAATTAAAAACTTTGATGTTAAAGTTAGAGAACATTTAAAAACTAACGACAATAATGGTTACAAAGCAGCACCAGACGGAGATGCTAATAAAATAGCTGTTTCAGTTTCAACAGGTATTGGTTATGTTAATGGGTTTAGAAAAAGAATCGAAGCCCCTACATATATTGATGTCCCTAAAGGAACAGATTCAGTTGTGGAAGAAGGCTTTACAGTTCCAACATCATATGGTAACTATGTAACAGTTAATGAAGTCGCAGGATTATGGGACATTGAAGAAGGTAGTATTGTAAAATTAGGCGATACTGCTTCCAATGCAGTTACAGACGGAACACACGGTTCACACGCTGCCCCATCAACAGTTATAGGACAAGCAAGAGTTAGACAACTTGTTAGGTCTAATAACACACCAGGAACTGCTTCGACAGAATATAGACTATACTTATATGACATTAGAATGACATCTAATGAATTTAAAAATGTAAGAACAATTTATTGGAGTAATTCTACAAGCAGTGGTTTTGCAGACCCTGTATTGGTAGGTGGTAATGCTATTCTTAACGAATCTAAACTTAACCAACTGGTATTTAGAAATCCTTTTTCAGCAACAAAAACATTAGCAACAGACGTAGGCAGCACATACGATAATAACTTCTTTTATCAGAAAGAATTTGACCAAACGTTTGCAAGTAACGGGCAATCATCATTATCATTAACAGGGTCTACAACTTTTCCTTATTCATCTTCTATAACTGATGCAACAGTTAATGATGTTTTTGTAATGGTAATTAAAGACTCGGTTACAATTAATGGAGTAGCATATATTCCTGGACAAGTATTCCCACTAACATCTTCTATGTTTACAAGTGTTAGTTCTAGCTCTTTAGCTATAGATGTTGGCACAGTTTCAGTTGCTTTTGATGCTAAACTTTATGTTGTTGTAAAACAAACAGACGTAGCTCCGGTTCCAAAAGAAATAAGAAAGAATAGATTTGTAACAATAGATACATCTACACACCCAGAAGGTGCTCTAGGACCTTATAACTTAGGGCATACCGACATTCTACGTATTGATGCAGTCTATATAACTGATTCATCAGGTAGTTATGTAGAAGCAGGCACAGACTATAAAGAACAGTTTATATTAGATAACGGACAAACAGATAACTTCTATGGACATGGTAAGTTAATTAAAAAATTAGGTAGTTCTGTAAGTCTAACAAATAAGAAAATAACTGTTAAATTAAGTTACTTTAACCCTAACTTTACAGCTACAACAGCAACATATTTCTCATATAACAGTTATCCTGTAGATGACACAGGAGCATCTGGTATTTACACATATGAGATACCTTTATATAGGTCAGCAAGAACAGGACTTTATGACCTACGTGATTGTCATGACTTTAGACCATATGTTCAATCGACATCAAGTGATGCTACATTACTTTCATCAGCATCAGAAAATCCGTTAGAAACTGTTCAATTAAGAAATCCAGGTGGAGCAGGGTATACAATGCCTGCACCTCACCAATCAATGACAACAGATGCCGAATATTATTTAGGTAGAATTGATAAAGTCATGTTGTCAGAAACAGGACAACTAAAAAGAATTAAAGGGGAGCCGTCAACAAAACCAATTTCTCCTTTACAAACAGCAGATGGTATGCCATTAGCAGACCTTTACATTGCACCTTATCCTTCAATCAGTCCTTTCCTTGCGAGAAAGAAAGGCAGAAAAGACTTAGGAGTAAGAGTTAAAAACCTACAAAACAAACGCTATACAATGGCGGATATAGGTCAAATTGAAAACAGAATTAATAGATTAGAATACTATACTGCTTTAAGTATGTTAGAGAAAAATACAACAGACTTAACAGTTCCAGATGCAAATGGTATTGACAGATTCAAAAATGGTATATTTGTAAATCCATTTGATTCACACGCATTAAGTAATGTATTAGACCAAGATTATAAGTGTTCTATAGACCCTAAATTTAAAACTTGTCAACCATTCTTCTTTGAGGAAAACTGGGATGCTGTTTACAATTCAACAGATTCAAACCTAGTTACTAAGACAGGAAATATTGTAACACTTCCTTATACAGCGACTTCATATAAGAAAGTATTAGTTGCATCTAAACCACGTAATTGTGTAGGTGAATTGTTATTTAATTACAAAGGAACACTTACAGTTAACCCACCTTCAGATAACTTTACAGATATAGAAGATGGTGGTGAAGTTAATATCTTAGATAACAACTTATACGACACAGTAGAAAACTTAGCACAAGGTTTAAATAATGCTAAACTAGTAAACCAATTAGATTTCGGTTGGCAAGGCGAACCTGAATCAATACCACTTTCAGAATTAAGTATTCCGGCACCACAAATTAGTGCTAGTGGAGATAGCTTTGCAGGTTCTTTTGAGAGTTCAGACTCCGCATTCTTCGGTGATACTGCTAACTTAGACGGAGCTGTAATTGGTGGTGGTCGAAGAGGTAGAACTAATATAACAGGAACCGTTGGCATGACAGGTAGTGCCAATAGTGTAACAAGTGGTGACTTCTCAGGTAGTGTTAATCTAGCTGCGACTTCTACAGGTAGCACAACATTTAATGTTTCCGGAACAACAGATGGAATTACCCTTTCAACAGATGTAATGACAGTCAGTGCAACAAAAGGCGAAGTTGTTAAAAACGGAGAGTTTGGTGCAATAACAGACGTAACATTCCAAACCTATATGAGGTCTCAGGTTGTTACTTTTGTTGGTAGAAGAATGAAACCTAATACAAGATTGTATCCATTCTTTAATGGTGATGATGTTTCAGCTCATTGTAGACCTGCAAGTTCTTCAGCCGTTGATGCGATTAGTCCAAATAGTTTTTGGTCAGACTTTGCAACAGCAGTTACAGGAGATTTTGGTGATGCTATTACAACAGATGCAGACGGAAATGTTGCAGGACAATTTAGAATACCTGCAGAAACATTCTTAGTAGGAGAAAGAATTTTAAGATTAACAGATGACTCTTTAAATAGAGACTCCTTTACAACCACATCCTGTGAAACAAAATACAGTGCTTATGGTTTAACATCAACAAAACAAACAGCAGTATTTTCAACACAAATTCCAAACATACATTTTGGTTCAACAGCAGGTAATACAGAAACTATTACAGGTATTTTAACAGACGTAAAACTAGATGGCTCTTCAGATGTAAGTATTTCTGTAGATGCTACAGCAGACTTTGAACTTAACTCCACAACATCGATAGAAGTTGATGCACAGCTTGATGGTGGTATTAATGTTATGCAAGATGACCCAATAGCACAAACATTCTTTGTTAATAATAGAGAAGGTGTTGTTGTTCCTAAAGTAGATATTTACTTTAGAACTAAGTCTGCAACTAATGGAATTGAATTACAAATTAGAGAAGTTATCAACGGTTATCCAGGAAACAAAGTTATTCCTTATGGTAGTAAAACACTATCAAGTAGCCAAGTAAATGTATCAACTGAAAGTTTATCAGGAGCAGTAACATTCTCACCAACAACATTTACATTTGATACACCAGTTTATTTAAAACCAAATGCAGAATATTGTATAGTTCTTTTACCACAAGGTAATGACCCAGACTATAATATATGGGTTGCAGAATTAGGACAAAATCAAGTAGGAACATCCAAACGAATCGTATTAGATGATATTAACTTAGGAGTCTTATTTACTTCTTCAAACAATAGAACATGGAATGCTTATCAGGCTGAAGACATGATGTTTGAAATATATAGAGCTAAGTTTGATATTAGTAATGAGGGCAGAGTTGTTCTTAATAATGATGATATTGATTGGTGTAAGTTACAAGACTTTACAGCTGGAACTCCTAAAGCAGGAGACGCATTACATGGATTTGATATAGCACTTACAAGTGGTGGGTCAGGTTATGCTGTAAATGAAATTGTTACACTAGAAAATGGTGGCGGTGGAACCGGTGCTAAAATTAAAGTCCTTACAGTTTCATCAGGTGTTATACAAACTGTTGAACTTAATGACCCGGGTTCAGGGTTTACATCTGACCCAGGTTTACTAGGGCAAACTTCAACTGATGGCTCAGGTTCGGGTGCTACATTTACTTTAACTTTAAATAGAGGCATTGTTGAAAATTATGCTAATGTTTATGGAGTTGCAAGAATTAAAAATACACATGGATTATTTGCTGCCAGTGACCTTGTAGGAAACGGCACAACTAATATGTCTATTTCCACAATAGAAAATAAAACATTTAACGAACTTAGAACTAATATAAGTTACCTAGACTTTCCAGAAACTACAATTGAATTTGAGTATGCTGGAACTAAGTCATCAGGAGTAAGTGTTCCAGGAACAGATTATAAAATATTAATTGGAGGAGTTAGAAAGAAAACACCTGAAGAGTTTGCGGTATATTCATATGCTAATGAAGCAGGAAGTTTAAGCTCTCTCAAATCATTTACTTCGAGACTTGATTTGAACTCTGATAATAATTATTTATCACCTATTATTGACCTTTCAAGAACATCGTTCCTAGGTAAGCGTAATCATATTAATAATGATTTTACAAACGAAACAAAAAATAATGGAAACGCACTTTCAAGATATATTAGTAAAAACATTATATTAGCAGACGGACAAGAAGGTGAAGATTTAAGAGTTTACTTGGCACAAAAAATGCCACTAAATACTGATATAAGAGTATATGGTAGATTCTTAGCACCTCAAGATGATGCTAACTTTAATAATGATTTAGATTATGTAGAGTTAGAGGCAGTAGAAGTTCCAGGCGTAGGTGCTGAGGAAAGTTTTGCAGACTTTACATATGCAATACCTGAGGCAAATAAAACATCAGGTGTTTATAATTATGATGTAACAAGAGTAGCAAGTGTAACTATTACAGCTGGAGGAAGTGGGTATACATCTGCACCTTCAGTAACATTTAGTGGCGGTGGTGCTACTAAACAAGCAACAGGTTACGCTGTATTAAGTGGCTCTGGTGTTTCAGAAATTATTATTACAGACCCAGGTAGAGGTTATACATCAACTCCTACTATTACAATTGCTGGCGGAGGCGGAACAGGCGCAACGGCTACAGCAACAACTGGAACTGTAACATATGAAGGTATTAAAGCTTTTGCTGTTAAGGTAGTATTCCTTTCAGACAATAGTTCATTAATACCAGAAATTAGAGAATTAAGAGCAATTGCTCTACAGGCTTAATTATAAATTTATATAAATACAATGTCCATTAAAACAGATAAATTCATAAGAGACCCAAATACAGGTGCACTTATTAGCAATGACGTTGATGGCCTCAAGTCATATAGGATGCAAAAACAAAAGGCTTCTCAAATTACAGAAATGTCCAAGGATATAAATAATTTGAAAGAAGAAATGTTAGGCATAAGAGATGCCTTACAAGAAATTTTAAACTCATTTAAACAGGAAAAGTAAGAAATGTCCACTATTACAACACGTTCAGGTAAAGGTTCTCCGTTAACAAATACGGAAGTCGACACAAACTTCACTAATTTAAACACAGATAAATATGAATCTGGTTCTGATGCTAGCTTAGCTTCATTAGATGTTACAGGTAATATTGTTTTAGGTATCGATGCCGGTGTTACAGCTGCGGGAACTACCCAAGGAACAGGAACAGCATTAACTAAAACATATAACATTGTATCCACAGCGACTGCTAACCAAGGAGTTGTTTTACCAGACGTTTCAACTGGTTTAAAATGTGTAGTTTATAACTCTACATCAGCAATTATTAAAATATATCCAGCAGCCGGAGAGTCCATAGATGACGAATCTGCAAACGTTGCTGTTACATTAAGACCAAACAAAGGTAGAGAATATGTTGGTGTTTCAGGAACACAATGGAATTCAATAGATGAAAATCCAGAAATCCTAGATATCACAGGAGACGCTACAATTGGCGGAAGTTCTACAGTAGCAGGAACATTTACTGTTACAGGTAACGCTACATTAAACGGATTAATTGCACATGGTGTTACAGCTAACGTAGCAGCTGCAGGGTCTGACCAAGGTGGAGCAACAGCATTAACAGAAACATTGAATGTTGTTACTTCTGGAACAGGCGGAGTTAAACTTCCAACAGCAGTAAGCGGAAGAACAGTTACAGTATTCAACACTTTATCAGTTGATTTAACTTTATACCCAGATTCATCAGATAACATTAATGGCGGTTCCGACGATGCAGGTATTACATTACCAGCAAATACAACTAAGACGCTATCATGTAAGGACGATGCTGCTTGGGTAAGTGTAAGACCATTGGCTGTATATAACAGCAGTGGAACTTTAGTAAATTAATTTAAACTATAAAAGGAGATAGTCCCCATGGCAGGACCACTAAAAATAAAAGCAAGTTCGTTCCCGGTATCTGCCACATCTTTTGAAGGTGTGCAAGAACTTACAGATGTCGAAATTAAGGATACAATTGCTTATGTTTTAACAAAGAAATTTTCAGATGATACAGATGGTTCTGGGACTGCTGAATTAAACATTAACGGTTCAGGAACTTCCATAGGGACATTTACTAACAGAGAAAGACAAGAATCAGTTGGAACTCACCCAGCTGCCGGAACTCTTACATCCACAGTATACGACTTTAAACAAATTACAAGTGCAGCCACAGAGTCTGTAACAAGACCTGCTAGGTTCGATGGTGATAGCGTTGCTGAAATGACAGACGGTGAAATAGATACTGAAATTTTAGATAAAGTTATTACAGCTATGGTAACTGATGATGAACATACAACAGGTATCTATAAAATCTCAACAACAACACCTACCTCAGGTGGGACTTGGACATCACGTTATACAATCGCAGAAACACAAGTTGACGGAACAGATGTAACATATTACTTATGGCAAAAAACAACAGCTAATACAACTCCAGCAACAGATAGAAATTTCCCTGTTAAATTAGATGGTGAAAGTGTTGTTGAAATGACACAGGCAGAATTGGAATCATTAACAGCTGCCATGAGAAACAGAATTATTACTACAGGTGTTGGCACATATTTACTAGATAGCTCTACACCGAGTGCAACAGGAACATGGGTATTGATGGGCTCTGCAATGGACGATATTATTAAGTCTATTGCTAGCATAGCTTATGCAGGTGCTTATTCCTCAGAGTTTACAGGTTACTATATAACAAACTTTGCAGGAGCATATGCCAACAACTTTACAGGTTATTACACAGGAAACTTTACAGGAGCATACACACTTTACTATGGTGGTTATGTAGGTGGATATTTTTCCGGAACATATTCAAGTAATTTTGCAGGAACATATACTGGTTACTTTACAGGTTATTATGCTGGTGCTTTTGCAGGTAACTATACTGGTTACTTCACTGGTTACTATGCGGGTAATACAATTCAAACAACTCCGCAAACTCAGGAAACAAAACACCTTTACATTAGAACCGCATAAATAAACATATAACGTTTATTATTGGAGATATATTATGAGCGAGGAAAAACAATTTCCTAAATTTAAAAACCCCTATTATTCAAATAGGGAAACAGGTCAAATCACCGCAGAGATGCTTATCGGGTCAGATTACTCTAGGGTAGTCATCAACCCACCCACCGAAGAAGGGCTAGTTAATGCCGACTATGAGGAAATCCTAGCAGAGTTTGGTGAAGATACTATTGAAGCAAGAACAGTTGAACTTGAAACAATACACCACAAACACAAAGAAGCACAAAAAGAACAAGAAGAAGCAAAACGTGATAGAATAAAACAGGAGTCTTTATTTAATGCTAAGATGGAAGCATTTGAAATACAAGAAATTAAGGATTCTGAAAACGCCGAACTTAAAAAGAAACTTAGAAAATCCACTACACTAATCGAAGTTCAAGCATGGTCAACTATCATTATACAGGAACAATATAACAAGAATGGATAATGGATATCTGCTAGTTGCATCTGTAGATAAACAATATTATGAGGCAGCAATTAAACTTGCCGAATCTATATTAGACTTTGACCCTCGTGCTAAAATAGCATTGTTTACTCATACAGAATGGATAGAAAATGATGAACGTGTTCAACGTTTATTTTATCATATAGATGGAACAGCTCCCAATAGCATACGTGCTAAACTTTGGGCTTTACCACAAACACCCTTTGAAACAACTCTTTATATAGACGTAGATGCGGTAGTCCAGCATGAGGACATCTCTACGGTGTTTGATTTATTAGGTGATAACGATATACTGTTTACACGTAATAGGCCCTACAATGCTAAGATAACAAAGCTAAGCGACAATGAAGAAATGATTTATCATTGTGGATTGTTTTTATATAACAATAAGCCTAATACTTTAAAACTAATGAAAATGTGGAATGAAAATTGGCACAAACAACAGGAGCCTGATTGGGAACATAAGTATAAGAATTTAGGAGTAACACCTTGGGATACGTTTACAATGTGGGATTTATTAAACAATACAGAGTTTAAAGATACTATAAAGGTAGGAGTTTTTCCAACTCCAGATGCGAGATGGAACTTTGTAAATGGATATAAATATTCAGAGTTAAATAATGAAGATATTGTAATATATCATTATACTCTGAGTCGTGTTAAGCCGGGTCTTTCTTTATAACTAGTTTAATAACTTTTTGTAGTCTTCCAGCTTTCATCATTTTATGAAATCTTTTAAAAATTTTACTCATATACTATATATAAGAGTTTGTTACAAGATTGTAACAAATGTAACAAAACTGTAATAATTATGAAAATAATAGAAATAGGCCCACAATTAAATAATATATTAACAACACACTCTGATTGGTTTTTCTCACAGGAAGACTATTTAGAACTGCCTGACTCGCCCTGTGAAATAAAGGAACATACACATACGATACAAAGTGCTTGTGGAGAGGAATACTTAGCAGAGGTGCAAGCTAAGGGTAGAGACCATAGGGGAGTTCCGGAAATATCTAGAGCAACTTCCTTTCAAACTGATATGTGGGTTCCAAAAAAATATAAAGAAGAATCTAAAAGAATAAACAAAGAACTATTAGATTTTTTAGGTGCAAAGTTTAGTGCTGTTCACGTATTTTACAAACCAGATTGTTTTATGTCTTGGCATTGTAATTGGGATTGTCCTGGATATAATGTGTTATTAAGTTATAATAAAACAGGCAATGGTTTCTTTAGATATCAAGACCCAATAACAAAAGAAATTGTTACTATGGAAGACACGCCTGGCTGGTCATGTAAGGTCGGTTACTTTGGTGGACATGAAGAAGAAGATAAAATATTCTGGCATACCGCAGGCTCATATGAACCAAGAATTACATTTGGTTTTGTAGTCCCACATAAAGGTATGTGGGAAATGATGATAGAGGATATTGGAGATTAACCTAACGTTTGTCTTTGTCCTATAACCATAAACCTATCATATTCTTTTTTACCGTCCCAAGAATAATAGTTTTGTTTTTTAACACCCTCAAAGCCTATCTCATCTAAGGAGACTTGTTCTTTTAAGGCTTCTAAAGTATTAACACAATTAATACCATACATTTCTTCTACAACATTAGAATTTTGAACAGCAAATATACTAATAGGATTTTTAGTAGTTAGTTCTTTTAATGGATACATCTGCTCTGTGTGAATACAAATAACAATGTCAACATCTATTTTATTTAAATTGTCAAACTCAAAAGGAATGTCTAAGTTGTGGTGTCTTGTTTTAATAAATTTATCTTGTGAATAATGTTTGTGAAATAATTTACTAAGTTCAATGGCTTCATCATCTATATCAACTAAATGTAATTGTGAAACATCTATATTTTCACATAGTAAAGGAACAAGAGGAACACCTAACCAAGAATTTAAAATTAAAACACGCATACTACCCTGTTTAAGATAATATTCATCTATATAATTTTTTAATTCTTCAACTAGCCATATGCTAGCATCCATATTATTTTGTTCAAGACTTTGCCTAAAGTCTGTAAGTTTATGAGGCATTCTACGTTCTATTACTTGGAGAGCCTCTCCCCAATATTTAAAGTTATTTAAAAAATTAAAATTTAACATCTTCACTTTTTCCCATTGAATCGAATATACATACATAAGGTAAATCCCTAAACACGTGCTTAGTCGTGTCTTGAGGATATAAGTAGCCGTGATTAAAACTATAAACCCATCCTACAGGAAAAAGTTTTTGTTTAACAACACGTCTATTATAAAAGAAGTTATCCAAACCTCTATAATACCAAAGTATCTGCTTCTTATATTTATTAAAATAATCGGTAAGTTCCTGTGTATTTAAGGAATCATTCCACCGTAATACAGAACTATTTAAATCTGTATATTTGTGAGGTATGTGTCTAGTATTTTTATATGATGCATCTAAATCGTGCCACCATGTTTTAACAAAACATAAACTATCCTCACATTCAAAGTTAGCAAAAATATCTATGTTCTTTTGAATAATAGTATCCAAGTCAAAAAACATTTTTTCGCCTTCTTGTTTTACAATCATTGGGTCAAACAAATACATCTTGTTCCACCATTTTTGTAATTTGTTATTCTCAGGAAATTCTAAAACATTTATTTCCTCAGATAAACCCGTGGCATCTTCTGTTAAACAATAAAAAGTAAAGTCTTGTGTTAAGTGTTCTTTACAAGACGCAAGGATTTGTTCTACGTGTTGAGCAGAATATTTAGTCCCCCATTTTACTGTATAAATGTTCATCGCCAATGTGCTAATAATTCTGGGTCTGCCAATTCATCTTGTTTTGTGCTACCCCTACTACCATCTTCAAAAGGTAATAAGTCAACATTAAATACGCACAAAATACAATTAGGTCTATAAATTTTTATATTAAGGTCATCCTCTTCCCAGCTACGACCTCTATTATATGAGTATGCCATCCAACTAGGAAAGTGGTCCCAAAGTTTTTTACCATAGTCTCCCCAACGCCAACTATGATAGTTATCTGTTCCATCTGTATATGTAAACCATATTTTTTCTTGATGTTCTAAAACATCGTTCCATATAGGTTCACATTGGTCATCACTCCAAACTTGACAACTGCCATTAGTATAGGCACCATGAGCAAGTTTAAACCTTCTGGTGCTCATAGGTTGTGGGTCCTGCCACCAACTTCTTAATTTAGTAGGCTGTTCAGTATTATATGTAAGTATAGGTTCTAAGGAATTTTGTATAATAACATCTAAGTCAAAGAATATAAAACGACCTGTAGGTTTATCTTCTGCAAAATTGTGGGTATTAAAAACAAAAGTTTTAGGCCTATCCCAACACCTAGCCATACCATATTTAAAGTCGTCTTTTTGAAACCAGTATTTAGGATGTATGTCTGGTATATCAGGAAATGGAATAACTTTTATATCATCATCAAGGCCTTCAGGTTTATCTGTATAACAATAAAAATGAAAATCATAATGGTCCGGAGTATTCCTTTTTGCCATATTTTTTAAACGATTAACAAAGTGTGGGCCATACTTATCGCCCCACTTAGAACATATTGCATTAACACGCATTATCACAATCTCCACATTTTGCTTTACATATCGGTAAAGGGTTTCTACGTAAATGTTCACTTATGTTTTGAACATCACTATTATATATTACTTCATGCACAGTGATTTTTGAAGCATCACTATACTGCCAATTATAAGGATAGTCTAAAGGATGGTATGGAAATAATTTATTTTCCCAAACATCTCTTCCTATATAGGAACATGGAAATAAATTACTCTTACTGTTTATATAAAAATACCCGCTTTTTCTAGCATCACACCATACAGGGTCTTTATCCTTTATCTTTTTTCTTATATTTCTTAATTCAATTCCTTTTTTAAATTCTTTTAATGTATCTAAATTAACAGGAACATTTTTATCTGTTTGAATTTGTTCCTCAAGTTTTTCTATCTTCGTCTGTTCTTCTTGTTTTACAACTTCTATTGTATCAACATAATCTAATTTAACACCCTCTTGGAATGTTTGTAAACGCACAGAGCAATTTTGTTCTTGGAAGTAGTTACAAATACGTTCTAAATCTTCTACATGAATAGGGTCTGTTATCTCACAAACAAACGTAACCCAGTTCACTGGATATTTATCAAAGATAGTTTTAATACTATTGAGGTTATGTTCATAGCCATCTACAAATATATCATTAAATTCATTATTAGTATCATTTCTTTTTGTTGATAATTGTATCATTGCACCATCTGGCTTTTCATCATATAGACCTTTATAAAGGTCACTATACTCTTCGCCATAACTTTGAAAGTATTTAAATAACGTATTGTCATCTGTGGAACCTTTTTGATTAAGGACACGTAATAATTCCTCTCGTGGCATAATGTTATACAACATACGAAATACTTCTTCATATTCCTCATCATAAAATAATTCTGTAAGATGATAAAAATAATATTTTTTATAAAGTTCTGCACATTCATCATATGTTGCGTGCTGAAAAAATACTGAGGGTCCTTCAGTTTTATATCTTTCCATTAACCAGTCTTCTTTTTGTAAGGCAAACAACTCATCAAAGTTTTCACATAGTTCTTCCCCTGTAAGATTCCACATCATACTTTGGTCGCCGTGTTGTATATCCCATACTTCCGGAAAGGCTTCTTTAAAAGTTAAGTGAACAGAAACAATATCATTGTTATTATATGATTCTAATATTTGTTCATGTGCATTAAAATTTAAATACCTGTCAGTTAAACTTCTATTGTTTAACCAATCAAACTCTAACCAGTTTCTCATATGTGGAAATTGTGTATGGTTTTGTTTCCAGTCTCTACCAAATCTGGGAAACTCATCTAAATATTTTTCTGCTAATTGTGTATAATTTTCTGCATCTAATAGTTCTCTTATTTTTACTAAATCTTTTGTATTGTAATTAAAGAACTCTTTCGGTAATTTAGGTAACCACAATCTTTCAAAATCATCTTTGCCGTGCCAATGTATTAATAAGTCATAGTCCTTTTTAATCTCATGCGGTTTAAATTGTTCGCCTGCATTAGGAGTTATATCAACATTAAACAAAGCTACTTTAGCTTCCTCTCTATATAAATGAGGTCTTACATCTTTACCAAACTCTTGTCCCCTATTATAACTGTAATACCATTCCTTAGGTAGGAAGTTCCAAAAGTTTTTGCCTACTACCATGTCCTCTCTATAATAATGATAGTTGTCGCTACCTTTAAAGAAAGTTTTGAATACGGTGTCTTGGTGTTTTATTACATCATCATATATTTTTTCACATTGATTGCCGTTCCATAACATAATACTAGAGTTATATAATGAACCTCGCATATCAGTAAACCGTCTGTTCTTTAACACAGACGGGTCTTCCCAATTAGAGTATAACATTGTGGGTTGTTCTGTGGCTATATCAAAAAACTCATCTATATTATTTTGTATAATAATATCTAAGTCCATATAACAAAATGGTCCTTTTGTTTTTAGCCAATGGTGGGAATTGAATATAAGAAACTTGGGTCTATCCCAACAATAGTTTTCCTTACCAAACCAATAGTCAGGATGCAAGGGTTTGACGTGAGGTATATTCCTTGTTATAATATGTTTATCTAATCCACTTACATCATCAGTATAACAAATAAACTTAAAACGCTTACTGTATTTACGACTGACCATGCCGTATAAATTATTTACATAATCTGGGCTATATCTATTTCCCCACTTTATGCAAAGAAAGTGCATCATAATATTTTACATCTGCTCCTGGAAATTGTTCTTGTCCATTTAATAACGCTACTGTATATTCTGGTCTATATTTAAAACTTTGATTGTCTTCTTTAGTTGCACCATATACATAGGAATAGATAAGTTGTTCTGGGAAATGTTTGAAATCACACTCATGCCAAAAGAATCTATCATCGCCACCTACATATTTTGTCATATAGTAGTCTTCATCTTTTAAAAATTTTTCTACAATATTTATAGCAGATCTACCTGTCCAGGATAGAACACTGGAGTTATAATTACCCAAGTAATTTAATTTAATATCTTGATTGTAAACTCTTTCGGTAGGAAAATTTTTATCTTTCCAATGAGTATAAACTATTGTATTACTATTATAACTCGATTTCCATAAGATGTCAATACTTTTTTGTATGTTTATATCCAAATCAAAATACAAAACATGGCCCAAATCTGTTTGCTGTAACATAAGAACTTTATTCCAATGCCCATACTCGGGGTCTAGCGGTCTTGTTTCTATAGCAGGGTCTATATCAGTAGGGTCATCTGTTAAACAGACATAATTATACTTGCCATTTGTTTTTTCATAAATATCATTAACAGAGTCAGCACTAAACTTATTGCCGTATTTGATTGTTAATATAGTTTGCATATCTTATAAATATTGTTATGGCAACAATACAAAACATCGTTATCGACCAGGGGACCACATTTAGTTTAGAGCTAACTCTAACAAATGATGATGGGTCCGCAACCGATTTAACGGATTATACTGTTTCCTCTCAGATGAGAAAAAGTCATTACTCTACTACTTATACAAGTTTTACTACAAATAAAGTTAATTTAACAGGAGTTATTACCATTTCATTAACAGCTACACAGACATCAGAACTAAAAGCTGGAAGGTATGTGTATGATATTGAAATTACATCATCAGAAGAAACTGTTAGAGTATTAGAGGGTATTGTTACTGTAACTCCGGAGGTAACCAAATAATGGCAATCAAAGTAAGTGCTACAAGAGGCGCAACTAAAGTATCAGTTAATACAGTAAACACTGGCTCGCAAAGAGTAACAAGTGCTTCATTACAACAATTATCAAATGTAGATACAACAGGAGGCTTAGAGGATGGATACACTCTAGTTTATGATGAAGACACAGGAAAATGGGTAGCACAAGAGCTCAGTTCTTCTGTTCAATTAGATGTTTTAGATGGCGGAACCTACTAAAATAAAAAGTAGGATTTGTATAAATAAAATGGTATAAAACATATAATCAACAACTTTTACATTATAAAAGACAAAGCCCATAAGGGTAAATTTTAATCCAAGGAGAAAATTAATGGCAACAGTAATTCAAATTAAGAGAAGTGTCAATGATACTGCTCCATCAACATCGGATTTAAGTGAAGGAGAATTAGCCTATAGCCAAGATAAATCAGGCGATGGTGCTAATGCGATACTTTACATTGAATCAGTTGATTCTAGTAACGCTCAAGTTATTCAGAAAATTGGTGGTAAATATTATACAGACATTATCGATGGCGCTACGGATTCTAACACTGCTTCCAAACTAGTTAAAAGAGATGGTAGTGGAAACTTTAGTGCAGGCACAATCACAGCAGCCTTAACAGGTAACGTAACAGGAACAGTTTCAGACGTTTCTAACCATGACACAGATGATATTTCAGAAGGTTCAAGTAATCTTTATTTTACAGATGCAAGAGCTAGAGGTGCTATTAGTGCTTCTGGTGATATTTCATATGACAGTTCAACTGGTGTTATTAGTTTTACTAATGATGCTGGAGACATTGAAAGTGTTGTTGCCGGTTCTGGTTTAACAGGTGGCGGAACAACAGGTGATGTTACACTAAACATTGGCGCAGGAACAGGTATTACTGTAGCTGCCGATACAGTTGGTTTAACAGACACAGGTGTTACAGCTGATTCATACGGTTCAACAACAGCAATTCCAGTCCTTACAGTTAATGCACAGGGACAAATTACAGCTGCAACAACAGCAGCCATTGCTACTTCATTCACACTTTCAGATGGTTCTAACACAGATACATTTAGTGGCGGTGAAACATTAACATTCAGTGGTGTATCAAACGAAACAGACATCACAGTATCTGACAATGAAGTAACAGTAGGTTTGGTTACTAACCCAACAATTGGTGGTAACTTAACAGTTTCAGGTAACATGACAGTTGCAGGAACAACAACTTCTGTTAATTCAACAAACTTAGAAGTTAATGACCCACTATTTAAAATGGGTGCGAACAACGATTCATCAGACGCAATTGACTTAGGTTTTTATGGTTTGTATGATACATCAGGTTCACAAGACTTATTTGCAGGTTTGTTCAGAGATGCAAACGACGGTAAATGGAAACTGTTTAAAGATTCACAATCCGAACCAACAACAACTGTTGACACTACAGCAACAGGATATAGTGTTGCTACTTTAGTTGCCAACCTCGAAGGCGATGTTACTGGTTCATTAACAGGCGGAACTGTTAGCGGACTAAGTGCAGCAATCGGTGTTGCAGACGGTGGAACAGGTGCAGGAACATTTACATCAAATGGTATTGTATTCGGTAACGGAACAGGCGCATTACAAGTAACAGCAGCCGGAACAGATGGTCAAGTTCTAATTTCCAATAGTGGAACACCAGAATTTACATCATCATTAGACGGCGGTTCTTACTAGGTCTTACTAAATTTGGGGGTCTTTCAATCAGGCCCCCTTTTACAGGATAATTAAATTATGGAATATAAAAGTGAAGGGGCAAAAAAGCCGGCAGGGAATAAAGTCCTTGACCATTATTTAAACTCATTGGCTGGTAAAGTTAATGAATTAAATTTAAATAAAATATTTTTAGAGTCTCAACTGGCAATGAAGAACGAGGAAATACAAGAATTAACCGTTCAATTACAAAATGTGCCAGAAGTAAAAGACGACGAAGAAGATGATGAGAAATTTATTTCTATGAAAAAAGACTTATCTGATGCAAAGAAAAAAATAGCTCAGTTAAGTCAAGAATTAAAAAGTTCTGAATTTAAGCAAGGCGGAGATTCAGAGTTAGTGGAAAAATTAAGACAAAAAAACTTAAAACTTGAAAGTCAGTTACATGAATTACAAGTTGCAAGGAGAAAAGATAG